AGGCTCCGGCGGTGTTATCCATCATTTCCTTAGCCATAGCTGCCGCGGCGCCCTCTGCATTTTCGTAGCTAGTGGTAAGCTGGTCTACGGTACCCATCTGCTCAGTAAGCACTAATAAAGCACCCTTAGCCCGTTCGCCTACTAAGTCGTTAGCTTCTGCTAGGTTAATGTTTTGGCTAGCAAGCTCTCTAAAGGTTTGGCGCATTGGCTTACCTTCCTGGTGCAGCTCGCTAAGTATTTTCTTTAGAGCGGTTCCTGCTATAGAGCCCTTTATACCGTTATTAGCTAGAGCTCCAAGCATTGCGCTAGCTTCCTCTATACTTACGCCGGTAGCCTTGGCAATAGGTGCCGCAGTCTTCATAGCCTCGGCGAAGCTCTCCATATCTAGGGAGCTGGTCGCGAAGCTCTTAGCCATTACGTCGGTAACCATACCGGTTTCTTCGGCTGCGAGCCCGAAAGCTCTAAGGGTAGAACCTGCTACCTCAGCAGCGCGGCCGAGCTCAGCCCCTCCAGCTTGCGCTAGGTATAGGGTACTCTCGGTAACTTTGTCTATTTCGCTAGCTGTAAAACCAAGCTTAGCGAACTCCGTTTGTAGACCTGCTACCTCGCTAGCTGTAAACGTAGTAGAAGCCCCTAGCTTTTTAGCTTGGTCTTCTAGTGCTTTAAATTCTTTAGTAGTGGCTCCCGATACAGCCTTTACCTTACTCATCTCGGCCTCAAAGCCGGAGAAGGTTTTAACGGAAATAGCACCTAAGCCAATAAGCGGAGCTGAAATACCAGCACTTAAACTAGTACCTATTTGCTTGGCTTGTGATCCAAAGCGGCGCATTTTACTACCGGCTACCTTTAAGCCTCTAGTAAGTCCGCTAAGGTTTGCACCTATCGCAATGTTAGTACTTATGTTGCTCTTTTTTGCCATTTCGCTAGTATTGCTTTAGCTTCCGCTTTAGTTAGTTGTGGCCCTGCTTTTTGTGTATAGTCCCAAGGAAATTTATAGAGCTCCTTCGGTTTTACTCTTTTGCCTTTCGGTAGCTGGAGGTTTACTAGTGTTACCGTTTGGCTTCGCATTATCTCCCAAAGCTCGCGGCTTTCTGCTTCCCTCTTTTCACTAAAACCCGCTACAGCGTTATTAAGGCTGCGCGGGGTAAGCTGTAAGTACTCGCTGTAATTATAACCTAGTAAACCTAGGGCTATCTCTTCGCAGCGGTCAAAAGTAAGAGGGGCATCGGGGCCCGACTGGCCCCTAGCCCCTTCTACTTTTTTGCAGGTGTAAAGCTTTCGGTAAAGATTGCTAGCACTTCCTCTAAAGCTCCGGGGGCATCGTCTAGCCAGTCGGCTACCTCTTCCGTAGTAGCGTTAAACTTTTCGCCCTCTACTCTAGCGCCTTGCTTAAGCCCTGCCTTAATAAGCTCTATAGCTTGGCTTAATGTTAGGCTGTCTCCTATAGAATCCAGCTGCGCTAGGGTATACCCGGTAGCGTCCGTAAATTGCATTAGCGCGGCGAAGCCGAACTTTACAGCTCTTTCTTCCCCTCCTATTTTAACTCTCTTTACCATTTGCTTTATGTGTTTGTGTTATTCTATTATTACGCTACAGTAGAGTAGGTAATAGCTCCCGTAAGCTCGAATGTAGCCGAGTACGTTACATTGTCCTCCATACCACTAGAAACCTCTAAAGAAGTTACGTAAGCAGCAGCAGACCAGTAATGGTCTCCCGATACCTCGGTAGAAAATTTAACTGTAAGCTGACTGCGTCCGCTCCAAGCTGTCATAAGATCATCTACGCCGTAAGCTGCATCTTCAGCGTACAAAGCAGATACCGAAATAGTACCCGATTTAGTAGCCTCCAATAGCGAACGCGTACCGCTTGAGTCTTTAGTAGTTGCATCTCTTGTGTCCATTGACAAAGAAATAGAGCCCTCGGTAGCGTGCGCTATTAGAGTAGACCCTGCGTAAACCCCTAAAAGGGTTCCATTCATAATACCAGTAGTTGCCATTTTAATCTAGATTATTTAATTGTTCTTCAATTATTGCCGGGGCCTCTGCCCCAAATTCTACAGCCTTACCAGCTTCTATAAGCTCTTGGCCGTATTCGTTTACTACGCTTAAAGTTAGACCTTTGTCTAGCTTCTTACCACTAGGTAAGGTTACTTTTTTCGTTAGTGTTATTTTCATCGCTTAACTCTTATTATATACTCCGAGCTCGTTACGTAAGTCTCCGTACCTGGGTCGTTATCTGCGTCTAAGTCTATAAACTGTATAGAGTCAATAACTACACCTGCTACTGTACCGGTATAACGATCTAGAGCGGTTCGTATTTTATTAGTAAGGTCGCTAACCTCTGCGTAAGTTTCGCTAGCTACTACAATATCGTAGCGCACCTCGTCTAAGGTACTTACCCCGCTCTTCGTATCGCTAGGGCTAGTATCTTGTAATACATATACTACAAAAGGGAAAGCTGCGCCCTGCGCTGCTATCTGCGGGTAAACGCGAGTACCTACGATAGCGCTTACGTCGCTGTCGCTGGTTAGTATTGAGTAAATAGCTTTTCCTTCCGTCATTATCTAGTAAGCTGGTATAAGCTTTGCTTTAGTATTTTTTGCACCTCTAGTAAGAGCTGTGCTTTTGTTTGCGCTACTGCCTTAGCGTAGCCCTTTTCTGCGTAATTTATATTAGTCTTTTTATCCGGTTGCGCTTTCGCTTTACCTCTAGGCAGTCCGTAATTTACTATAGCTGCGTAATACCCGTCGAAGGTCTTACCTGCTTTCTTACCGAACCTTGCCCCTACATAACCTAAAAGCGCTCCCTTCTTTCTAGAAGGTATAAAAGCTATAGACCTCCTAAGGTTACCGCTCTTATTGGTTACGGTGCTTTCTTTGCTTCTCTTCTTAACCTTTCTAGTAGTTACACTAGTTTTATCGGAGTCTTTTATAGAGCTCTTTACAGCTTTTACTAAAGGCTTAGACGCCTTACGTATACCCGCTTTAAATTGGCGGGCTTTCTTGCGGTCTATATCCTCTAAGGCTTTTAGCTTTCTTAGAGCTTTCTCTAAACCTTCTACCTCAAAGTAAACCCCGTCCCTCATCAGTCCCTTAGTACAGTATCTATAATAAGGTAGCGCTCTCTACCCTCTAAGCTTACGCCTTCAATTTCGTAAGTCTTACCGCCCCAGCTTATCTTTACTGTGGCGTCTACGTCGCTGCGGTAGCGTATTGTAAAGCGCACCTTATTTACGCTGGTTAGCTTCTCGGTATCTTCCCCCTCTTTAGGGACTCCTCTATAATCTACTTGGGCCCATACCTGCGCTAAGGTGCTATACGTGCGTACAGCCTGGCCGAAGCCGTCCGTACTTACGCTCGCACTTTGTAAGGTAATCCTTCTATCTAGCTTACCCGGATCAATCAAAGCGGAAAACTCTATAAGGGTTCATTAAGTACTCGGAAGCTGTCGGTAAACGGTGTACGCTGTCTACTCTCTTCTCGTACATTTCGCCAATCATTAAAAGCATAGCCATTTTTATATTTGCTGGCACGTCCGAGGCTTGAGTATAGCCGCAGGTATAGCGAACTATAACAGCGTTTACCGTGTCCTTAGTGCCATACCATCCGTACTCCGGAAATACTCGCGCTGGCTCACTTACTAAGTCCGTGCGGTAGTCGCTAGAGCTTACAGTAATTTCGTCGCCGTTTCCGTCGATATACTTAACACTCGCTAAGCTTTGTACTGGTCCTCTGCTTAAATAAATAATATTTCTATCGCCGTGGAAAGGGTCTACGCCCGTCTTATAGACTGGGAAAAAATCGTAAAACTCCTCTATAACGGTCGTTAAAAGAAACCTCCCTAAATAGCTCTCGGCCATTTGTGTAGAAGCGTCTATAAGTACCCCTAGCAGGGTGTCCTCTGCGTCGCTATCTACGCGCAAATAATCCTTAACCTCTTGTACGGTTAAAGCTTTTAAAGTTGCTGGGGTAATTATACTGTAGCTCATTACTTCGCTTTGCGGGTTGTTCTTTTAGTGCTGTTTTTGCTTACGGCTCTTTCAGTTTTTACGGCTTGCTTCTCCTCTATTACTTCGCAGAAGCCAGCATTTAAAAACTCGTTAGCAGCTGCAGAGGGCAGCTCTACTACTTGCCCGGAGGTGTAGTAGAAGTCTGCCCCTGCTATAGCTTGGTTAAAAATAACCTTCATTAGCTGCTCAAGCTTACGCTTGTACTAAGTGCTTAATAGCTGAACCTTGCAATACGTTACCGTCGATTCTACGGTAAGCGATAAATCCAGTAGACAACGCATCAGCGAAACGCTCGTTAAGACGTAGTAACTGTACGCCGCCCGCTTCGTGAACGTAGTACTGCTTAAGATCACCAAAGATAATAGACTTGTTACCAGTAGCGATACCGTCCATATCTTCGTTAATGTATACCGGCTTACCAAAAAGCATATCCGGCTCACCTACGCTCATTCCCGGTACGTACGCTGGGAAGTCGTTTGAGCTACCGAAACCTAGAACTCTCACAGCTTTAGCTGTTGCAGAATTCATCATAAACCCAGCGCCTGGAGCGTTACGGTAAGAAGCATCTACTGAGTAGAATAAGTCCATTACTTCGCTAACTGTTACAGCTGTAGCAGAAGCAGCCACCTTACCAGCAGTAGAGCCAGCTACGATACCTTGAGGCTGAGAAGAACCAGTACCAGTAGTTAGGTGCGCATTGATACCACGCTTCAAACGGTTAGCCAATTGGCCACCTACGAAGCTAGCCAAATCAAAAGCGTTATCGCTAATTAACTGGTTAGATACTTTTACAATTTTAGAAGAGTAAGTATACGGCTCGAACTTCACGTTAGTAAAGGTCATATCC